AAAGACTGTCTTGGCCACTATGCCATCTGCCTCCGGGCGATGGAAGTGCTAAGACCTTCCAAGGGACACTTTTAGGTGACTTTTGGGAATTTAGGCCTGGGAGAGGTAAGATTACACATCATAATCTTTTCTCCGACTCTTTCCGGCATGATACCAGGAGAAGAATCCTTTCGGACCTAGCTCTTTTCAAAGACCTTCCAAAGGATGTGATATTGAAACTATCACGGTCAAGTGAGACCAGTATCAAACACTTAGTTTATACATGGCGCGCTATTGAAGACAACTGCGCGCTAGCCTCCCCGTACATTAACTACGGTGAAAAGAACAACTTTGTTCTGCGGCTATGGAAGTGGTGTATTTGCAATCACACCTACAACCAAAACTCTGTCCTGAGGAGCTGGAAAGCTCTAATGAACCTGATATCTAATAAGATATCTGGTGGACGAGTTAGCCCCATTCCGCCCGGTATACCAGGTGTGAAGGGCTGCCAATTAAGTTATGAGTGGTACGGCATGTTCCCCTTTTTAAGGAAAATTCAGCTCAATCTTCCGTTTACGAAAGAAGATTCTGAGAACGTGACGATGTTTGTCAACACTCGTAACTTTCCACCGCCTCACGTCACTGAGGCTGTGAAACGAGCCGAGATCTTTGAGTTTCAAGAAAGACTCCAAAGACCTGAACCTTCCATACCTGATTGGGTTGGAAGGGTGGCAAGTAATTTGGGAAAGGCGTGTAGATCTGAGAAAGATCACATGTCCTCGTCCCATATCAGCGCATCCTTGTCCGCATCGTTCGATTATACCCGAACGATGGGCGGTAAGGGCGTTGAAATCCTGAAGCACTACGTAGAGAGGTATGTCTATAAACTACCTAGCGAGACCGAAGACGGTCTTTCTACATGGTTCGGGAAAAAGTACTGGTGTGTCAAGGGTCTTCCAAGACTCTATACAATGTGCAGGGATAGCCCATTGTGTCCAGACTTTAAGCATTTCCTATCGTCATCTTTTCGAGACGATTTTGCTCCGGGAACTCTTCTTGACGTGTTCGTAAACGGCGTCTTTTCGGAAAAGAAAATTGAGGAACCAATATTTGGCCTCGATAGAGAGTTCTCACCTCAACTATACCAGTTAAGCATCGAAATGATGATAGAGGAGGGGCTCCTAGAAATCAAACCTTTCTATAACGACGAGGATTCTCGTAAAATAGGTAAAGGGACTCTAGGAAAGGATATTCCTGCGAGATCTCACATGGTTAGTGAGAATGGAGGGAAAACTAGGTGGGTTACCATGGAACCAGCCTACGTTAATATATTCTGCCAGCCTTTGGCAAGAATTCTCGCTTCGGTCTTGTCAGACCAACCAACACTCTACTCCGCCTTTAATCGGAGTTGGAAAGCATGGGACTTTTGCGACATGCTATCTATGAAGGAGGAAACAGACTTTGCTGGGTCAAAGGTCGGGGTTTACGACCTTACATCTGCAAGTGACAACTTATCAAGGGCTGTCACAAGGTTAGAAATGGAAGCAGTACTCGCTGAAGTAGTGCCGCCAGGACCAGTCTGGATGTGGATAAAGCTCGTTATGGACGTCGTGTTTAGAAACAGACATATCCATATCTACGAGGATGAAAACTCGAGAGAGCTTCTCCACAATTTCACTGCCACTAATGGACTCTTAATGGGAAACAATGGGACCAAAGAATTATTGGTACTGTTCAGTGAAATTTGCCTAAGAAGAGCTAGAGAGCTTATAAGCAATTCTCTAGAACGCGCAGCAACCTTTTGGATTGTCTGCGGTGACGATATAGGTGTATACAGCACCCATAAGTTCTTCTTAGATGTTCTACAGATCAACGAGTCTCTAAACTCGGTTATATCCAGGGGTAAAACCCACTGGAGCGATCGTTGGATCCCCTTTTGTCAAGGCGGGATCCATGTAGAAGGGATACGATTGCGGAGAAACTGCCGCTTAGAGTATATCCCATACGAGGAGCAAGCTTGTTGCGACATTATAATGCCGCGGCTTCTCGTACCCTTTGGTGTCGAGTCGCTTATGTCGAACCCGACTGCTAAAAATCCCGTAATCGGGAAAGGTGCAGCTTTAACACTTGCGTTAAAGTATCACCAGAGGGTTTGGAGAAAGGAGACGGTTATTCGCGTCTTCCACAGGAACATGGGCAGTTTATTAACTGATGACCCCATGGCCTTTCTACCAGGTTCTATCGGCGGTTATGATTGCCCGCACACAATTAATCCAGATGATCTCCTGGATAGAATTATCGATAGAGTACCGAATGTGCTGTATTCCATTTTCGGAATTTTGCACAATGAGTCATCCAACCCGATATGGGTAAGTATGTTACTCAAGAGGGCAAGGACGGGAATCTCTTCCCGCGGGATTGAAAACCCCACCCTCGATCCTTTGATTAGGCAATACCAGGTAGCCCTGGTTAACGCCGGTGTAGAAAATTACACCTGGGAGGTCTTAAAGATGAAGACCGAGAACCATTTCAAGGAAATTAAAAGATCTCTAGAGCTTATAGGCAATAGAGACATCAAGAAGACTGCGAAGCACCTGAACTTAATGTCGGGTTTGGAATTCGCACATCTAGTAGATCGATCCTCTGCAATGAGGATCTTCTTCTTGGTCGCCATGGGGGATATACCCCTCGAGGCTGCAGTCCCAGGTCGTGGTAGACTTAGAACGCCATCCGAAATCTTAAGTGAATTTCAGGAATCAGAGCTCTCATTCCGTTTGAAGTGGAACTATACCGATGACAGCGTCGGTGCTCTGTTTGACCAGGCTCACGTCGAATCCGGTTTTAAGAGATTCGTTAAGTGGTATAAAGGAGGACTCAAAGAGATCCCCGCTGACATGGCGGGGACATACCTTCCCAATTCGAGCTATATCGATAGTCTCAATGGAATGAAGGTGCCAATATGGCAACCCTTTGACCCGAAACAACCATACGTGAAAGGATCTGTTGGTGATCCTTATGTACAGGCTGATAAAGACCTGTACATTGGTTCAGTTGTTACACTGGACCGTGTACGATAGTACAGAAAACTACTTATACGTAGTTGCGATAATAGTCGCGCGTATTAGCCCAGAGGCATGCGCAACCAGCAATAAAAGACAGTAAAAAC